ATGCTGAATGAGAACAGTACCGCTCGTGAGATCGAGCAGCAAAACGCAAATACCAAGTTCCACATGGACCGGCTGAACCAATCTCTGTATGATGTGACCTTTGGCGACATGGTCAAGCTGATGGGCAATACTGTGGCTGTTATGTCAAAGATTTTGGATCGGTGGGCAGAAAGAGAGGATAACAATGAGAACCGCGTATGAGATCGTGCGGCGGATCGCGGAGAGTGCTATGAGCCGCCACGGATTGGACGCCAGGAAGCTGGCCAGCGCGGCGGGGATCAGCGAGAAGAGCATGGGCAAGCTCCTGAGGGACGAGCCTGTCAGGCTGGATCAGGAGCAGTATTTTAACCTGTTTGTCCTGGGCGGGGCGATAGAACTGGGAGAGGTGATGAAATGAATCAGACGAGAAATGAGCGGAAGCAGCGGGCGCAGGAGCTGGTATGGATCGCGCTGGTCACCGCGTTTTTGTTCGGCGTGTTTGCGCTGGGCATGAGCGTTGGGATCTGGCTGGCGGAGGTGGCATAATGTTTACTCCGGAAGAATTGGCTGAGATGGCAGCTGCCGATGCGGAGATCGACACAGAGTTCCGGCTGACTCAGGAGGACCTGGAACGGAGTCGTGAGCTGGACCGAGAGGCGAAGTTCCGAGCCCTGCCTATGGAGAAACAGAAGGTGGCCGCACAGCGGAAGGCCTACCGGGAAGCCAACCGGGAGAAGGTGGCCGAGTACCAGAAGGCCTACTACGAAGCCAACCGGGAGAAGGTGGCCGCACAGCAGAAGGCCTACTACGAAGCCAACCGGGAGAAGGTGGCCGCACAGCAGAAGGCCTACCGGGAAGCCAACCGGGAGAAACTGCGGAAACGAGCCCGGAATTATATGCGGGAATACCGGGCAAAAAAGAGAGCCGCCGCAGGTGCTGGCACACCAACGACGGCAAAGAAATAGTAAGACACCCATATTATATGGGACAAGAAAGGAATCGTCAAGATGGATTTGAAGCTGATGGATCTGGAGATCCAGAATTTTAAGGGCTGTGGGAGGTTATCTCTGCCGCTGGATGGGCGCAGCGCCAGCATTTATGGGGACAACGCCGCGGGCAAGACCACGGTATACGACGCGCTGACCTGGCTGCTGTTTGGGAAGGACAGCCGTGGGAACGGCAGCTTTGAGATCAAGCCGTTGGACGCCGCCGGAGAGGTGGCGGACCATGGGGCGGTGACGGAGGTCTCTACGACGCTGTGGGCGGACGGGGAGCCAGTGACCCTGCGCAAGACCTACTACGAGAAGTGGAGTGTGAAGCGTGGAAACGCGGACGCCATCTATGACGGGAACACCAGCGAGTACTATGTGGATGATGTCCCTGTCAAGAAGTACGCCTTTGAGGCGAAAGTGGACGAGCTGGCCGGTGAGGACCGATGGCGGATGCTGACCAGCGTGGGCTGGTTCTGCGAGGGGCTGGACTGGCGGAAACGGCGGGAGGCCCTGTTTGAGGTGTGTGGCGTGGCCTCCGACCGGGAGATCATGGAGCAGGAGCCGCGCTTCGCGGCGCTGATGGAGTCCATGGGCCGGCTGAGTCTGGAGGACTACAAGAAGAAGCTTCAGGCCAAGCGTCGGGGGCTGAACGGAGCCCGGGATACAGTTCCGGCCCGTTTGGACGAGTGCAAAAAGACGGTATCCGAGCTGGAGGGGATCGACTTCACCGCTCTGGAGGAGGAGCGGGGCCAGGTGGCCGCACGGCGGGACAGCCTGCGGGGCGAACTGATCCAACTGGAGAACAACACCCTGCTGGCTTCCAAGCGGAATGATGTGGCCCGGCTTGAGAACGAGCTGGCCGCGCTGCGGAATGAGAACCGGCTGCACCGGCAGAGCCAGATCGTCCCGGTGGAGGACCGGAGGCCGGCGCTGGAGGCTGAGGTCCGGGCGGCAGAGCGGGATCTGCTGCGCTGCACACAACTGGCCCAGAACGAAAAGGACCTGATGGAGCATCTGGAGGAGCGGATCGGGCGGTGCCGGGCCCGATGGTCTGAAGCAGCGGAGCAGACTTTTGAGGAAACAGTGTGCCCCACCTGCGGGCAGAGGATGCCGGAGGAGGCCCAGAAGGCCGCCCAGGCGGCCTTTGAGACGGACCGAAAGAGAGTCCAGACGGAGGCCGTGGAGGAGGCAGATCGGGCTAAGGCGGACCGCTCTATGGCGCAGGCCCGCCGGGAGGACGCCATTGAGGCGGGGGTCCGGGCGGAAAACGAGATCGCCCGGCTCCGGGCGGAGCTGGAGGCGTACAGAGCCCCGGCACCCGCGGAAGTGGAGGACCTTCCCGGATTTGCCCGGCAGGAGGCAGAGCTGACCGCCACCCTGGAGGAGGCCCGCCGTCAGGCGGATAGTCTGAGCCGGGAGAACGGTGCGATCCGAACCGAGATCGAGGGGCGCATTTCGGAACTCCAGCAGCAGATGGACAGACTGGACCGAGATCTGGGCCGGAGAGCTATGTTGGACTATGCCAAAGAGCGGATGGAGGCCCTGCGGCAGGAGGCTCGGGAGAGTGGGCAGCAGCTGGAGGAGCTGGACAAGCTGTTGTTCCTGTGTGACGAGTTCAGCCGCTGCAAGGTACGGTACATTGAGGACCAGATCAATGGCCGGTTCCGGTTGGTTCGGTGGAAGCTGTTCCAGGAGCAGGTTAACGGAGGCCTGGCCGACTGCTGTGAAGCCACGGTGGATGGGGTCCCGTACCGGTCCATGAACAACGGGTCCAGAGTGAACGCCGGCCTGGACGTGATCCGGACGCTGTCGGAGCACTATGGGATGCGGGTGCCGCTGTTCATTGACAACGCGGAGAGCGTGACCGGGCTGCTGCCGGTGGGGGGCCAGACCGTCCGCCTGGTGGTCAGCGCGGGAGATAAAGAGCTGAGGTGTGAATATGAAAATTAAGGACCGGGCGAAGCCCAAGCTCCCACCTGTGGAGCCGGGGGTGTACATTGCCACCTGCGTGGGCGTGGTGGATCTGGGGGAGCAGTACAGCGAGAAGTTCAAGAACTACCGCAACGAGGTTCAGTTCATTTGGGAGCTGTCCGGGGAGACAGTGGAGGTGGATGGAGAAGTGAAGCCCCGGCAGCTCTCCCGTACCTTCTCCTTCGCCGTCGGTAAAAAGAGCAGCCTGAGGGGATTCCTGAGCAGCTGGAACGGAGTGCAGTACAGCGATGAGCAGTTTGGAGAGCTGGAGGTATTTGACCAGGTTGGCCGCGCCTGTCAGCTGAACGTGGTGCTCAACGACACCGGGGAGTATGCCAACGTGGACAGCGTGATCCCTCTTCCCAAGGGGATGCCAGCGCCAAAGACGGACACAGAACCCATCTGCTGGGACATGGAACGATGGGACGACGCGGTGTTCCAGGCGCTGCCGGAATGGGTGCAGGAGAAGATCAAGAAGTCCACCCAGTACCAGAAGGAGCACACGCCAACGGACACGGTGGACTTCCCGGCTCAGGCGGAGCGAAGCGGACTTTGCAAGGACGAAGGGGGTTGTCCCATTTGAAGCTGATCCCATTGGCCAGTTCCTCACACGGGAACGCCTATCTGGTAGAGGACGGAACGACCTGCCTGCTGATCGAGTGCGGAGTGAGCTGGAAAAAGCTCCAGAAACTGACTGGATTCGGCGTGTCCGGCATTGCCGGGTGTCTGATCTCCCACGAGCACAAGGACCACGCTGGCTGCTATGAGCAGCTGATCCGGAGCGGGGTTCCGGTCTACGCCAGCCGTGGGACAGCGGAAGCACTTGGGTGCGAACAGTTGGAACCGCTGGAGGACCGTGAGGCGGTGACCCTTGGCAGCTTCGACATACTCCCATTCCCAACCTTTCACGACGCGGCGGAGCCTATGGGCTTTCTGATCCGCAGCCGGACGGACGGGGACAAGTTGGTCTTTGCCACAGACACGGTCAACCTGGGGTATCAGTTCCCCGGTGTGGATTTGGTAGCTATCGAGTGCAACTACGACGAGGCCGCCCTGGAGCGGTCGGAGCGGATGCCGGAGAAGGTGCGCCGTCGGGTGGCCAACGCCCACATGAGCGTGTCCAGGGCCTGCGCCTGGCTGGCGGGCCTGGACAAGTCCCGGGTGCGGGAGGTGTACCTGATGCATCTGTCCGACGCCTGCGGCAACGAGTGGATGTTCCGCCGCCTGGTGCAGCAGGTGGTGGGGGATCGGGTGCAGGTTACGGTGTGCCCGCGTGAACGATTGGAGGATGTAAAATGAATGAATTAGAAAAGAAAAGCATCCTGGAAATGTCCATGGGTGCCATTCTGGAGCGGGTGGACTATGAGATGGGCAAGGTCATCGACAACATCCTGGACCCCAACACCAAGCCCACCGGGAAGCGGAAAATCACCGTGGGGCTGGAGCTTATCCCCAGCGCGGACCGCAAGACCATCACCGTGCAGACCACAGCCAAGAGCACGCTGGTCCCCACGGACCCCATCACCACCAGCCTCTATATCACCAATCAGCCGGGCACCGGCGAGATGGTGGTGGCCGAGATGGTCCCCCAGGTCCCCGGACAGTTGGGGATGGACGGCGGAGAGCAGGACCGGCCCAAGGTTCTGAAATTCACCAATATCAAGCAGGCATAACAGAAAGGAGACTACATCATGTTGAAGGAATTTGCTCAGTATCTCGTGTCCCTCAAGGACAACAAGACCTACACCATCCACGGCGACACCTACTCCGACCGGGAGCTGGTACGCATCGACCCCCATGTAGACCGCCCCCGCCAGATCAGCGTGAGCGGGCTGGACAGCATCGTGAAGCTGCTGCGGAACGAGCTGGATATGTTCGACAACCTGCCTATGTTCATTCGGGTGGACGGCGCGCGGAAGGTCTCTGTTTTCTCCACCTATGACATCGAGATGTGCCGGGACAGCCTGTACGAGGCGACCTGCGACGTGCCCGGGTTCCAGGAGGGCTTCCGGGAGCAGGAAAAGGCCATCATTGAGCTGCGGAGCAAGTTTATGCCCGGAGAGGGCGTGGACTACCTGCTGGACCTGCTCTCCCGCATCAATAAGGAGAACGGCGTCACCACCCGGGACAACGGCGTGAGCCAGGAGGTGGAGGCCCGGCAGGGGATTTCCCTCAAGGCTCTGGTCCAGGTCAAGCCCCGCATCTCCATGCGGCCCTACCGCACCTTCCTGGAGGTGGAGCAGCCGGAGAGCGAGTTTATCCTGCGTCTGGACGAGGACGGAAACGTGGGGCTGTTCGAGGCTGACGGCGGGATGTGGAAGATGCAGGCCAAGGCATCTATCGTGGCGTACTTCGAGGAGAAGCTGGCCGACGAGATTAGCGCCGGAAAGGTCATCGTGATGATGTAAACAATCGGCGGGGCTGAGGCGTCCTGGCCCCGCTGATAGAAAGCGGGTGATGAGATGGCCGGACGGCCGAAGGAGGGCATTGAGTTCTCCGGCTGGGCCACGGACGTATTTGAAGATCCGAAGATAGACAAGCTGATCGACGGCCAGGGTGTGGCCGGGTTTACGATCTATTTCTATCTTTGCCAAAGGGCCTTCGGGCTGCATGGATACTTTTTGCCATGGACCTGCGATGATGCCGCCAGCGTTGCAAGACGGATCGGCGGCGGAGTTGGGTCAAAGGCGGTACAGGATACCGTTGGGCTGTGCTTGCGTATTGGCTTGTTTGACCGCATGCTGTACGAGGGGCACGGAGTACTTACGAGCAGGGGCATCCAGCGCAGTTTTGTGCCGGCGCTGAAAAAACGCCGGGTAAGGTCTGTCATAGCCGATTATTGGCTCTTGGGAGCCGACGAGAGCGTCGGTTTGGTTTTCATACCCAAAAACGGTGGGTAACGTCCATCTGCGTCATGCAAATGCCCATTTGCGGCCTGCGAATGACACATAGGATAGGATAGGAGAGGTATAGGGATAGGAGAGGTAGTTCTGAAGATAAAACTCAAAAAACTATACTCTCTACTTCTATCGGCGCGCACGTTCCACGGAAAAACTCTAAAAGAAGAACAGGGAGCGTTGACAGGCGCGCAAAAAAGAGAAATAAAAGGAGTTTTTGTTGTGCAGATCGAAGATATTCAGGCGTTGTTCGGCTATCTCCGTGTGCTGCACCCAAACTGTCCGCCAGATAAGGTCCCAAAACTGACGCGGACCAGGGCTCAGGAATGGATCGCCGCGGCGGAGGGGTATAGCCGGGATCAGCTGTTTCAGGCAGCCCGGGAACACGCCCAGACCTGCCGCTTTTGGCCGGACCTGTCAGAGATCCTGGCCCGCCTGCCGCCACTGGCTCAGGGAGAGAAGCTGCGGTACGCCCAGCCCGGCCCGCTGGAGGCGGAGAGTATGGCCAGACTGAGAGCGTGGCAGGAGGAGTGGCACCGGGAGCTGGAGGCGATAGGATTGTTTGGACTGCGGGAGGCCGCGGCCCGAGGGATGAGCCCTGGGAAGTGGAATGTGCTGCTCCGGGAGACCGGCGTGTGGGAGGCTGCCCATGGCTGACACGCTGTGCCTGAGCTGCGGCAGGTGCTATGGGGACTGCCCATGGTCGGAGCGGGATCCAGAGACCAAGCGGATCAAATTTCAGCCGGTGCCTGGGTGGACGGCAGAACCGACTTGGAAGCGGGGGTGCGGGACCTCATACCGTGTGGTCGCCTGCCCGCTGTATGTGAGCGACGGGAAGGACTACTCCGCCGGCCGGGGCCAGAAACCAAAATATGATGTCCGGGCGGTGTCGGACTGTCTGCGGGCTGGGATGACTGATAGGGAGATCATGCGGCGGACTGGGATCCAGTCGGAGAGGACATTGCAGGAGTATAAGCGGCGGGCGAGATCCCTGGATCAACAAACAGGAGGATAATAATATGAGCAAGAAACTGACCACCTACAAGGGAACTGATAAGGACATGAAATGCCACGGCGGCTTTCAGTATGAACTGGGAAAAATGTACACGGATGATGGCGCCATCCGCTGTGGCGGGCGCGGATTCCACTCCTGCAAGGCTCCGCTGGATGTATTTCGCTATTTCGCACCAAATAAAAGCCGGTATTTCGCTTGCCTCATGGGCGGGACCGTAGACGAAGACACCGCGGACAGCAAGATCGCGTCCTCTGAGCTGGAGCTGAAAGCGGAAATTGGGATCCCCGGGTTGGTTAAAGCACACATCGAGTACGTTAAGGCTCATACTACAACGGAGCACACTGACCACAAACAGGCAACCGCCGGGGACCGCGGAGCCGCAACCGCCGGGGACTGTGGAGCCGCAACCGCCGGGGACCGCGGAGCCGCAACATCGAGAGGGAGTGTAACCGTCGGAGTCAACGGGACTGGATTGGTCCGGGGCAACGGCGTAAAGATCCGTGGCGGATTGGGCGCGATCCTGGTTATCGCGGAGGAGGAAGAAAACAGCTATGATCTTGCCCACTGGAAGGCCGTTGTGGTGGATGGTAAGACGGTAAAGGCGGACACCTGGTACAAGCTGATGAATGGGGAACTGGTGGAGGCAGAGCAATGCTGACCGTCGTGATTCAGGTAGACGCCCCGCCTGGTCAGGCCATCGGCGTGAAGGAGCACCGGGCCATGTGCCTGGAGCGGTACGGAGATACGCGGGTGGTGGAGATCCGGGAGACCGGGGTGGAGCAGATGAGGATGGAGGGTTGACATGAAAAGACTGACGACAAACGATACAAACCATATCTTTGCGGTGCTCAACCTGTTTTACGCAGAGGACAATGAGGTCATGGTCCGTGGCGGCGGCCCGGAACCTGATTATGCAGATACAACACTGGTGGAGCTGATCCGCAGGATTGCCAACACCCACAATCTCACTATTGCGGCGGAGGACGCGGAATCCCTCGGAGACGAAATGTATGATGCCATGTTTGACGGAGTGGACACGGTTGAGGGAGTTGTCGGTCTGCTCCATGCCGCCGCCGTGCAGGCCGCAGAAATGCGGGGCAGGCTGGAGATGATCGAAGACATCCTGGGCGGCGACTACAATCTGGACCGCCTTCGGGAGCTGGTGGAGGCCGACCGAGAGGGGCGGTGCGTGGTGCTTCCGTGCAAGATTGGAGACACGCTAAACAAGTGTGTGAACCAAGCACGAGAGTTTGAGGAACTATACACAAAGCTCTATGCTGCAACAGGCTTTACAGCGGAGAAACTTTTGGAAATGTTCGCTGCTGGGTATGTGTTGCAAAAACCAGATTACTCAAAACAGTTGGCAGAGATGGCGAATTTAGCGGAAGCGGAAGCGGCGCTTCGGGAGGCAGAGGAATGAAATGCCTCACACACAATCTTGAAGTCAACTATCCGTGTTCTCCTGCCTGCCCTCTCTTTGGGGATTGCGTCGTTGCGTTTCAGAATGAACAAAAGAAGTGGGTACAGACCAACGCTGACCGCATCCGGGCCATGAGTGACAAGGAACTGGCCGGCTTCATCGAAGAGCTTGCCTATAACAGAGAAACCCCGTGGGGTGATCTGTTTCAGGAGACGTTTTGCAAGGGGTGCCCGGCCCAAGAATACACCATGGAAAACGGGCAAAAAATGCGGCTCCGTGAGTGCGATTTCGCTGATGGGGAATGCCCGCATGGGAGCGACATTGCGTGGTGGCTCAAGCAGCCAGCGGAGGGTGACAGATATGAGGGAATATGAAGCCTATGCGGAGACACAAAAGGAGCTACGCAACATGACGAGCGCAGATGCTTACTTTGCGGTTTTGCGAATGGTCAACGAGCTCCACAAAGCTGACGTAGCCCCGGTGCGGCATGGGAAGTGGATCGTTACAAAAGAGTTCAACGATGTCCTTGACATGGATGTCGAAAAGTACACTTGCTCTGCCTGCGGAGAATATAGGCTTACCGCATCCGGGTTGAGCCAGGCAACTAATTACTGCCCAAACTGCGGTGCGCAAATGGACGCCGATGGATAATCTGCTGACGGACAAGGATCTGGAGACCATCGCCCGGGCCCACCGCCGCTGCGGTGAGATGGAGGTCGAGCGGACGCTGGGGGCGCTGCGGGTGCGGGTGAGCACCTGCCCCGCCTCCCGGGCCTGGTCCGTGCCCTACCTGATCCGGCTGGAGCGGTGGCGGCCTGGGATGTACAGCACACAATATTTTGACAGCGCGGAGGCGCTGAGAGAGGAGTTTTCCAATGAGCGCCAACAACGATTATAGCGAGGAGTTTGACCGGCTGCGCAGGAACCGTGTGGAGGTGTCGCATCACAAATACGGCCCGGCCCGGAAAAATTTCGGCGAGGGGCGGGTGGATGCCCTGGAGACGGCCCAACTGTGCCTGGACGCTTTCCACCGGGACCACAACACCGAGCACCTGGTGGACGCGGCCAACTATCTGATGTTCCGATGGATGTTCCCCATGCCCGGGGAGTTCTTCCGGGCAACAGGGAGCGGCGAGAGCGTGGGGACGGTGGGGACGCCGATCAACATGGAGGACTGATTGTATGAGTGACAATAACACGCTCCGCAGGATCGCGGAGCAGCTTGGACCGGAGGAGATCCTGTGTCAGTGCGCGGAGGAGTGCTCTGAGCTGGCCCAGGCGGTACTCAAGATGCGCAGGGTGCTGGTGGGAACCACACCGCTGACGCAAAGCGAGGCGCGGGTCCTTATCAATGAGGAGGTGGCCGACGTGCTCAACTGCGTGGAGGCCCTGGAGGCCATCAGCTTTGTGGACCGGGGCCAGGTGGCGCGGATCCAGGCTGAGAAGCTGGGGCGGTGGGACAGGCGGACCAGGGGGGCGTGACATGAGCGGGATGCTGGACAAGCTGCACCGGAAGCACCAGATCGAACTGGAGGTGACGCGCCATGTGACCCGGCAGGAGATGGTGGATTTCGCAGCCATCGCCCTAAACGACGCCTTTGGGTTCGGGCCGGAGCGGTGCAAAAAATTTGTGGACGCACTGAACGCTGCGGTGAACGAGACGGCGGACATGATGGACGCAGACACCAAGGACATGGAGTACACCATTGCAAAATTTGAGGAGCGGCTGAAGCAGGTGGTGGGGCCGTACTATGTGCCAAGGAGCGAGCGGTATGGGTAAGCAGTGCGAGGGGTGCATCTATTACAAATCCTTAGGAGCCTGTGGAGAGGGGACCGAAAAAGCGTGTCACTATCTTCTGATCTGTGGAAAGCCGAGAGTACGCGATGGTGAAAAGTGTCGGTCCAGACAGGAAGAGAAGGTCCGCTGCAAGAAGAATGGAGGGGGAAAGGATGTTGGACACAGAACAAGCAGCCAGGATGTGCCCAATCTGCGGAGAAGATAGTTCCGTATATGACACGAGGGAAACGCCAAACGGAAAAATCATCCGCAGGCGGAGATGTACAAAGTGTGGGGCACAGTTTGAGACAGAGGAAACATTTGCTCGATTTCTCCCCGGAAAAAATCAAAAAAATTTTTGAAAACCCTATATATAGGGGACAGGCCTCAAAATATCTGAGAAAATGGGGGTGGGTAGAGATACCCACTCCCTTCTTTCTTTTGCCCGGCTCCGTGGCAAAAAACGGGCCTTCCTAACCAATGGCCGCCCCGATCTGCACAAGGGGCGGCAGATATGCCGCAGGTAGAACCAGCCCAAGATACGGGCCGGAGGGTCGCGCCCTCCATGCGGCACCAAATGAATCATGGGTGAGCCCGTCTCGCTGAAAAGATGGGAGGGTGGGATCTGGGGATAAAATGATGGGGTGGTGACATGGCTGCACGACTGACGGATAAGCAGCAACGTTTTGTTGCGGAATATTTGATAGACCTGAACGCGACACAGGCGGCTATTCGGGCAGGGTACAGCAAAAAGACCGCTGACAGAATTGGGCCAGAACTGCTTGGGAAAACTTGTGTTTCGGAAGCAATACAGGCGGCGAAAGCGGCCAGAAGCAAAAGGACGGAGATTACACAAGACCGCGTTCTGGAGGAATATGCAAGGATCGCGTTCTTTGATCCTAGGAAGATGTTTGATGCAGATGGCAACCCGCTGAATATTTCAGAACTGGATGACGACACCGCGGCGGCGGTTGCCGGTCTGGAGGTTATAAAAGAGGTTGACCCAGACACGGGAGTTACCTCATACACCAAAAAATATAAAATCACGAACAAGCTGGGAGCTCTGGACAGTGTTGCAAAGCACCTCGGAATGCTCAACGGAACATTTGGAGCGCCGAAGGATGAGGCGAAAGAGGACGGGCTCAGCCAGAGCCTGAGAGAATTGGCGGAGGAGATGGAGAGCGATGATTAGCCCAAAACAGCGAAAAATCCTCGCCTTCCCCTACTCCAAGTACGATGCCCTTATCTGCGATGGTGCCGTAAGAAGCGGGAAAACATCGCTAATGGCTGTCGCCTTTATAGATTGGGCAATGAGAGAGTTTTCCGGGCAAAGATTTGGATTGTGTGGCAAAACGGTTGACTCATGCTCAAAAAACCTGGTGGTTCCATATATTTCTCTTTCATACGCCAAAGAGCGCTACACCATGCGCTGGCGGCGGGCAGACAAGGTGCTGGAGGTTCGCCGGGGCGCTGTGACCAACTACTTCGAGGTGTTCGGCGGCAAGGATGAGAGCAGCTTTACACTGATTCAGGGCCGCACGTTGGCTGGGGTGCTGCTGGACGAGGTTGCGCTGATGCCCCGCAGTTTCGTGGAACAGGCGCTGACCCGCTGCTCTGTGGACGGGGCAAAGCTGTGGTTTTCCTGTAACCCGGAGAGCCCGCAGCACTGGTTCTATACGGAGTGGATCAGGCGGCACAGGGAGCGAAACGCCCTGTACCTACATTTTGAAATGACAGACAACCCCGGGCTGAGTGCAAAGACCATCGAGCGCTATCAGACTATGTTCACTGGCGTATTCTATGACCGGTACATCCGTGGCCTATGGGTGCTGGCCGAGGGCCTGGTCTATGACTTCTTCGGTGAGGGGCAGATCGCGGATGAGGTCCCCGGCAAGGGTGAGTATTACATCTCCTGCGACTACGGCACGCTGAACCCCTTCTCCGCTGGCCTGTGGTGCTGGGATGGGAAAATGGCCACTCGTGTACGGGAATACTACTACTCCGGGCGGGAGAACCAAAGGAACAAGACCGACGAGGAGTATTATACCGATCTGGAAGCCCTGGCCGGTGATTTACCTGTTCGGGCGGCGGTGGTGGACCCATCAGCGGCATCGTTTATCGAGACCATCCGGCGGCACGGGCGGTTTAAGGTGCGCAAGGCACACAACGAGGTGGTCCCTGGTATCATGACTACAGCACGGATGCTGCGGGACGGGACGGTGAAAATTCACCGCTCCTGCAAGGATGCAATTCGGGAGTTTGGCCTGTACCGCTGGGACGATAAGGCGGCGGAAGATAGGCCTGTGAAGGAAAACGACCACGCCATGGATGACATCAGATATTTTTGTCAGACGATTTTAAGGCACAAGGCCGGGAAGCCGGAGTATGTACCATTGTATCAGCGGGGGTGAGAGATTGAAAACCTATCAGGACCTGACCGCACTGGGCGACAATGAGCAGGAGCGGATGGAATTTGTGCGGTCCGCCGTCCGGGATCACTTGGGCAGCGAAGATTACCGGATTGCCGCCGCTGCGGAGGAATACTACGCCAAGCGGAACACCACCATCGAGTGCTTTCACAAGATGCTCTACACGGCAGCGGGGCAGGCGTATCCCGATCTGTTCAGCAGCAATTTCAAGCTGAAAACCCTCTTCTTCCGGCGGTTTGTCATCCAGCAGACCCAGTACGTTTTATCCAACGGCGTGACCTTTGAGCGCCCGGAGACGAAGAAGAAGCTGGGGAGCACCTTTGACAACCAGATCCAGAAACTGGCCAAAAAGTCCATGGTGGACGGCGCGGCATACGGATTTTGGAACCGGGACCATCTGGAGGTGTTTGGCTTTGCGGACACCTGCAACGAGGCGGGCTTTGCACCGCTCTACGACGGCGACAGCGGCGCTCTGGCTGCCGGTGTGCGATATTGGGGGACCGCGGAGGGGCAGACCAAACGGTACACCCTGTATGAGCCGGACGGCGTGACAGAGTACATCCAGCGCAAGGGTGAGGATCTGCAGGTCCTTCAGGAGAAGCGGCCCTATCTTCGGGATGTGCGCCGGGACGGGCTGGGCACTGAGACCATCGAGGGCGGTGGGAACTACGCTTCCCTGCCCATTATCCCCATGTACGCCAACGACCTGCACCAGTCTGAGTTTGTGGGTATCCGGGAAAGTATCGACTGCTATGACTTCATCAAGTCCGGCCTTGCCAACGTCATCGAGGACAATTCCTCGGTGTACTGGACCCTCAAAAATGCCGGAGGCATGGATGACACAGAGATTGCCCAGTTTATGGACCGGCTGCGGACGCTGCGGGCGTCTGCGGTGGACTCGGACGACGGCTGCGGGGCGGAGGCCCACACGCTGGATATTCCGTATGAGGCCCGGGAGGCCATGCTTGCCCGCCTGCGAAGTGACCTCTATGAGGACTTCCAGCTGGTGGACCTGGAGAAGATGCTTTCCGGAAACCTGACGGCCACCGCCATCCGCATCGGCTATCAGAGCCAAGACGACAAGTGTGGGGACTTCGAGTACCACATCCGGGACTTTATCGGCAATCTGCTGAATCTGGTGGGCATCGAGGACGAGCCGTCTTTCCAGTGGAACCGAATCGCCAACCAGCTGGAGGAGACTCAGATGGTCCTTGCCGCCGCCAACTACCTGGACGATGAGGCGGTTATCAAGCATCTTCCCTGGATGACCCCGGAGGAGGCGGAGGGGCTGCTGAAACGCCGGGCGGCGGAGGAGATCGACCGCACGCTCTTTCGGGGGCCGGAGGTGACGGAGGATGGCGAGGAAGCCTGATTACGCCCACCGGGCGACTGATAAGGAGCTTGCTGAGCTGGAACGGCGCATATCCGCCATCTACCAGGAAGCACGGGGCAGCCTGGACGAGACCGTGAAGGCCTACTTCGAGAGTTTCCGCAAGCGGGATGAGGAGATGAAGAAACTCATCGGAACCATCCAGAACGGGCGGGAGTGGACAGAGCAGGACTATATTAACTGGAGATTGGCCCAGATCGGGCGGGGTGAGCGGTTCAAGGCGCTGCGGGACAAGGTGGCGGAGCGGATGACCAAGGCCAACGAAACGGCCACCGCCTATGTCAACGATGCTACACCGGGGATCTACTCATTGAACCGGAACTACGCGGCATACACCATAGAGCAGGCAACCGGGGACGTGGGTTTTGACCTGTGGGACGAGCAGACGGTGAAGCGACTGATCGTGGAGCAACCGGGCTTGATGCCCTACTACCCGCCCAAGCGGGCGCTGCGCCGGGGAATCGACCTTGCCTGGGGGAAAAAGCAGATCACGGCCAGTGTCACCAGCTCCATTCTCCAAGGGCGGAGCATAAAGGGGATGGCGGACGACCTGCAAACCCGCATCCCGGAGATGAACCGGGCCAGCGCTATACGGACGGCGCGGACGGCGGTCACCGGGGCGCAGAATGCCGGGAGAATGGATAGCTACCACGCCGCCGAAAAAATGGGTATCCGCATGAAAAAGGAGTGGCTTGCCACTTTGGACAACCGCACCCGCCACGCTCATGCCGTATTGGACGGCCAGCAGGCCGATGTGGACAAGCCGTTCAAGGTGAATGGGGAGAAAATACGATACCCCGGGGACCCGATGGCGGCAGGGTATTTGGTCTACAACTGCAGGTGTACACTGGTGGCGGCAGTTGATGGAGTGGATACCTCAGATGCCCAGCGGTGGGTGAAAGACCTGGGGATGGGGAAAACAAAGCTGATCCGTGATATGAGTTATCAGGAGTGGGCAGGGTGGAAGAAAGGAAAAAGTTCGGGAGATAGCCAACATGATGCTCCAGGTAAGCCTGTTTTGGTTGGTATGGTTGATTTTACAGATAAAAAAGAGGTTATGCGGGTATTAAATAATGCAGAAAAAGAATTGCAGAACTTCAATTTTGAAGTCAACTATTCTGTTACAAAAGATGGAAAAGTGTGGAGAGTTTCTGGAGATAACGCTTCCGTAAATCCAACAGCTATACCAAGCGATTTGGCCGGCTCTTATTCCTACCATAATCATCCTTCCATGAAAACAAACTATTCCTTTAGCGCAGAGGATGTTGCGTTTTTCATTAGCAGCGGGGAAAGCGTTTCAATAGCATCCGATGATTTGTATGTGTATGTAATGAAAAGGACAGCAGATACCATTGAAAAGACTGCGGATGAAGTATATCATAGGTTTAAAGAAATCGAAAAAACAGATGTCCTTGAGATGAAGTGGAAGCAGGTCATTGATCCAGATATGGACGGGTATCATGAGACAATGAAAATACTAAGCCGGGAGTTGAATTTTAAGTATGGGCGAAAAGAAAAGACTTGATACAACACATCCGGATTGTGAGGAATATACGAAAAAATTCAAAGCCTTGTGGGATGCCTACTACACACTTGAAAAACAGGAGAAAGAAAAATTTCCCGACTGGAACGGCAAAGATCATCCGGCAAATGATGCACTGATCCCTGCATATAAAAAGTGCTGTGCAGACACAAAAGCACTCCAGAATCAGTACAGTTACCTGCTCATAAAGGAAACAGAAGATGAACATTGAATTTACTGACAACTCCAAAGAAATCCTTTCCGCCCTCCAGGAGGCCGCAGAGCGGGCGCTGGAAAAGTGCGGGCTGGTGGCGGAGGGGTATGCCAAGCGGCTGGCCCCGGTGGACACCGGTAACCTCCGCAATAGCATCACCCACAAGGTAGACCCGACAGAACCAGCAGTGTATATTGGCACCAACAGCGAGTATGGCGCTTATGTGGAGCTGGGCACTGGAAAGTATTACCCCGGCGGGCGGCCAACCCCATGGAAGTACCAGGATGCAAACGGCAACTGGCACTGGACGAAGGGAAACCCGGCAAGGCCCTACCTGAAACCTGCGGTTGCCGACTACACCCAGACATACAGGACCATTATTGAGGATGAAATGAAAAATGAATAATGGAGACTTTATAAGGAACTTAAACAACAAAGAATTAGCAGGATTTCTCGCAGAAGAGCGTTACAGAATGGCAAAGCCTATATTTGACCATGTTGGATATGGGATAACAAAGGAATTTGTAATGTCGCTCCTGCTGAAATGGCTTAATCAAGAAGTTGCAATGGATGGATAGAATGGGAATCATGTCTGAAGAAGTAATAAAGGCCATTGAGGACATCATCAAGCGGGGCAACGACGCCGAGATCCGCCGGAAGGGCGACGGGTACATTGTCCTAGAGGTCAAAAAAACAATCAAATATACGACTCCTGCGTAATTGGGCGCAGGAAAGGGCAATAGGAGCCAGCTACCGAGGATTTCTCGGTGGTTGGCTCTTTTTCTTTTGGTAAATGCCGCGAGACACGGCGGTTTTTATAAAACTCTAAGGGCGAGACACTGCCCCCGAGACAAAGGAGAGTATGTATATGGCACTCACAGTAAAAATGCTCAAAGGACTTGGATTGACAGATGAACAGCGGGAAGCAGTCCTTGAAGAGCATGCACGGACCGTAGACGAAATCAAGGTGGAGCGCGACCGCCTGAAAAAGGATGCGGAAAAACTTATCACTGTCCAAAAGGAATTGGACGACTTGAAAGCCGCCGGTGACGACGGCTGGGAGCAGAAGGCCAAGGATTGGGAAAAGAAATACACCAATCTGGTGATCGAAAACAAGAGCAAGGAAGCCCGGGCGGCCAAGGAAGCGGCTGTCAAGACCTACTACGAGAGTAAAGGCATCACTGGCGACAACCTTACCATTGCTATGATGGGCAGCGGTGAGGTGCTGGAAAAGCTGGAATTGGACGGCGACAAGATCAAGGACGCCGCTGCGCTGGACGCTCTGGTAGGCGGGGCCTTTGCAAAGTTGGTTTCCACCACAACTACGGAAGGCGTGAGAACCCAGATGCCCCCCAAGAACAACGGCGGCAAGCTGACCCGGGAGGAGATCGTGAAGATCCAGGACCCCGTGGAGCGCCGCGCCGCAATTCGCGACAACATGGAACTGTTTGAGAAAGGATGAGTGAATTATGGCAGCAGACCCCAAGCTGATCAAGAAGACCGACCTCGCCCGCGTGCGGGAGATCGACTTCACCCTGATGTTTACCGAAAGCCTGCGCAAGCTGACCGAGGCCCTGGGCGTGACCCGGAAGGTGGCCAAGCAGGCGGGCACCGTGCTGAAGACCTATAAGGCAACCGGAACCCTGGAGGATGGCGCTGTCGCCGAGGGTGATACCATCCCCCTGAGCAAGTACACCACCGAGGCTGTGTCCTACGGTGAGATCACCCTGAAAAAGTGGCGCAAGGCAACCTCTGCCGAGGCGATCATCGAGCGCGGCTATGACCAGGCTGTGGGCATGACCACGGAGCGGATGCTGAAGGACGTGCAGAAGAGCATCCGGAAGGACTTCTTCACTTTCCTGGGCACCGGTACCGGCACGGCCACCGGCGCGGGCCTCCAGGCGGCTCTGGCCCAGACCTGGGGCAAGCTCCAGACCCTCTTTGAGGACGACGACATTCAGGCCGTCCACTTCATCAACCCCCTGGACATCGCCGACTACCTGGCTACCGCCACCATCACCACCCAGACCGCCTTCGGCATGACCTACATCGAGGACTTCCTGGGCATGGGCAAGGTGTTCATGAACTCCAGTGTTCCCAAGGGCACCATTTACTCCACCGCACAGGACAACCTGGTTCTCTACTATGTGCCCGTCAACGGCGCCGACCTGAACGAGGCGTTCTCCTTCACCAGCGACGAGACCGGCTACATCGGCATCCATGAGGAGCCCGACTACACCAACATGACCGCCAGCGACACCGTGGTGAACGGCATGACCCTGTTTGCCGAGCGCCTGGACGGCGTGGTCAAGACCACCATCACTGAGCCGGGCCCTTAAACGCGCTGTTGAGTGAGCCTGCGCCCGCTGCTCCTGCTGGTCCGGACACCCGGGCCAGTGGGGGGCCGGGTGTCAGCAGCGCAGCCGTACAGGCCGAACCTGCAAAGGTGGTGAAGAGCCGTGCTCGAAGCCGTACTGACACATCTGAATAACTGGTTCTGCCGGGAGGTGTACGCCGGGACCTTCACAGTGACCAGCGGGACGCTGGCGCTGCCGGATCTGGCGGACGGCCAGTATTTCCGCATTGTGGGCAGCGTGTTCAACGACGGACTGCACCAGAGCCCGGCGGCGGGCCTGACGGACGAGACCTTTACCGGCGCTGTTTGGGCGCTGGCGGTCCCCAAGTCTGTGGTTACCCTGGCGGAGGAGATCAAGGCGTGGGCCGCGAAGAACCAGCTGGGGGCGTACACCAGCGAGAGCTTCGGTGGGTACAGCTACACCCGGGCCACCAACGCCAAGGGCGCGGCTGTTGGCTGGCAGGACGCCTTTGCCGCCCAGCTGGCCCCCTATCGCAAGCTGCGGGACACCTCCATGGTGGCCCCAACCCCCAAGGGGACGCCGCCCACGCCCCGGAAACCGTGCTGGAGGTGAGAGCGTGAGCCTGTTAGATGATTTTGCCCGGACCTGCGTGGTGCTGGAAAAGACCCGGAGACCGGACGGGGCCGGAGGCTACTTTGTGGAGTGGGCCGAGGGCGCGGAGTTTGTCAATTATCAGGCCCTGGACACCTCCATGGAGGCCCGGAGGGCGGAGAAGGAGGGCGTGACCAGCGTGTATTCCGCGCTGGTGCGGTCCGACTTCCCCATCGACTACAACGACTATTTTCGGGACAAGACAACCGGCCAGACCTACCGGGTGACCTCTTACCCGGAGGAAAAAGTGGCCCCCAAGTCCGCCAGCTTCGCCTTGAAATTCTTCACAGCGGAGCGGAAGGAGCTGCCGACATGACCAAAAACAAGGCCCTGTATGCCTGGCTCAACGAGTTCATGCCGTTTTACCGGGCCTCCTCTGTCCCGGACGATGTGGAGTTCCCCTACGGCACCTATGAGTACATCGAGGATGCCTGGGGCGGCGGCGAGGTGAGCATGACCGTCAATCTGTGGTTCCATACCACCAGCGAGGCGGTGCCGGATGAAAAGGCCCAGGAACTTTCTAGGCGCATCGGCTACGGCGGCGTGACCATCCCCTGCGACGGCGGGTACATCTGGCTCAAGCGTGGGTCTCCCTTCTGCCAGAGCCTGAAATACGAAGAAGACAACAACATCAAGCGGCGGTACATCAACCTGACCGCCGAATACCTGACTTTGAACTGAAAGGAGCGATACCATGGGAATCTTTACGAAAATCCCGCAGGACACCTTTTCCGAGTTACAGCTTGACGCCGGTGTTCTGCTGAATAAGTTTGACCCGGCCAAGGTGGCCGCCCCAGCGGATGAGGACATCATCTGTGCCACTACCGGCGGCATCAACATCAGCTGCGTGCCCACCTACTCCGACATGGGCGAGGATGTGGACAACTGTCCCACCAACACCAAGGAGTTGAAGCACCTGGACGGCTGGGACTGCAAGATGTCCTTCACCGCTCTGGGCACCTCTCCTGAGAGCATCAAACTTGCCCTGGGCGCTGCCACAGTGGCAACCAGCAAGGTCACCCCAAACCGTGACCTGAAGCAGGAGGATTTTAAGGATATCTGGTGGGCGGGTGACCGGGCTGACGGCGGTGCCGTGGCAGCCTGTTTGAAAAATGCCCTTTCCACTGGAGGTTTCGCGCTCAAGACCACCAAGAACGGTAAGGGGCAGGTTTCCGTGGAATTGACCGGCCATGTATCCATTGAGGCCCAGAACGTCATGCCCATGGAGTTTTATAGCTTCACCACCCCGCTTCCCGGTGCGGGCTGAGGAGGCAGGCCATGAGACTTTCTGATATCAAGGGCGACCGAACCCTGGAGGTCATTGCAGAGGTCATCGACCCAATCTGCAATATTGCGGAGGATGACGAGGCCATGTCCATGTTCCGGCGGGAGAAGCTGCCGGAAGGCATGGAGCCGAAGAAGTTCCTGCTGGCCCGGGCGCGGAAGTCGCTGCCCGTGCTGCTGAAACATCACAAGGGCGACATTATCGCAATCCTCTCCTCAATCGATGGAGTGTCCCCGGAGCGGTATCAGGGCGCGCTGAACCTGGTCAAGCTGTTTAAAGACGCCACCGACCTGTTGACGGACGAGGCATTTGCTGAGCTTTTTATCTCCGCGCAGGGCGAGAACTCCTCTGGCTCTGCGCAGGAGAGTACCGAGGCCCCCTCAGCGTAAAGGCATTTGCCCGGTATGCCGTGTCCCGGTGGATGCGTGAGCAGAAGGACGAGGCATACCGGGTATATGTAACAGACGCGCTGAAAGTGGTGGCAGAGAACACCGCAAAGTACGCCGGGGGCGGTTACATCAAGACCCGGTACATCGATATCATTGACCCGCCCCCTGAGGAGACCCGTACGGGGGCGGAGATCGTAGCACAGATGAAGGCTAAGTTGGGCCAGATCGGAGGTGAACCGGGTGAATCTGCTTGACCTGTACGCAAAAATCACAATGGACACCAGTGGGTATGAAAAGGGGCTGGACGACGCCACAAACAAGGCGTCCAGCTTTTCCTCCAAGCTGAAAAGCGGCCTTGCCACAGCGGCCAAGGTGAGTGCTGCGGCCCTGACGGCGGCGGCCACCGGCGTGGCGGCATTGACGAAGGCGTCTATTGACCAGTACGCGGAGTATGAGCAGCTTGTAGGCGGCGTGGACACCCTCTTTAAGACCGCATCGGATAAGGTACAGCAGTACGCTGACAAGGCCTATGAGACTGCCGGCATGAGCGCCAACGAGTACATGAACACAGTGACCAGCTTTTCTGCCTCCCTGCTCCAGAGCCTGGGCGGAGACACGGAAAAGGCGGCTCAGATGGCGGACCAGGCCATCACTGATATGGCCGACAACGCCAATAAGATGGGCACCAGCATGGAGATGATCCAGAACGCCTATCAGGGCTTTGCAAAGCAGAACTATACCATGCTCGATAACCTTAAGCTTGGCTACGGCGGCACTAAGGAGGAGATGCAGCGACTCTTGAAGGACGCCGAAAAGCTATCCGGCGTTAAATATGACCTCTCCAGTTATGCCGACATTGTAGACGCCATCCATGTGGTGCAGACAGAGATGGGCATCACTGGTACCACGGCCAAGGAGGCGGCCAGCACTATTTCCGGAAGCCTGGGTATGGCAAAGGCGGCGTGGAAGAACCTGCTGACAGGTGTAGGCGATGATACCGCAGACCTCGGGGCGCTCATAGACAATCTGGTGGACAGTGTGTCCACCGCAGCGGGGAACATTGTCCCGCGTGTAGCAAAGATCCTCAGCGGGATGGGGAATGTGATTGCTCAACTGGCCCCCATCATTTCCCAAGAGCTGCCCGCACTCATCAGCACGGTACTGCCCGCTATGGTCAGCGCTGGTGCACAGTTGCTGGTCGGCCTGGTGACCGGGCTTATCACCGCCCTGCCTGACCTGGTGGCTGCGGTGCCGCAGATTGTGTCGGCGCTGGCATCTGCCATCTCTGCCAACCTCCCAGCTATCCTGGCGGCTGGTCAGCAGCTTTTGACCATGTTTGGCAGCGGGATCCAGTCCGGCGTACCTCAGATGGTGGCGCAGCTGCCGGCGGCCATAGATGGGTTCCTTGGCTTTATTACGGAGCAGCTTCCAGCCGTGCTGGACAAAGGCGTGGAGATGCTGACGGAACTGGCAAACGGAATCATCGCTGGAATCCCACAGCTGCTGGAGCAGCTTCCACTTATCTTTGAGTCTTTCGAGACGTTTATCACAGTCAATTTGCCGGTCATCCTGGACAAGGGCATGGATTTGCTGTTCAACTTTGTGGACGGCATCATCGCCGGGATTCCCAACATGGTGGCGCGGCTGCCGGAGATCATCAAAAGCATCACAACAACGCTATCGAACAACTACCCGAAAATCATCCGATCTGGATTTGATCTTCTCATCAAACTGGCTGACGGCATTTTGAGCGCTATCCCGGATCTGGTCTCCGTCCTTCCCCAAGTGGTGGCCGCAATTTTGAGTGGCTTTAGTTCAGCGGTTTCTGGTGTGTTCGAGATCGGGAAAAACATTGTGATGGGCCTGTGGGATGGAATCAATAGCATGGGTTCCTGGATCGCAGAGAAAATTGGAGACTTCCTTGGTGGGATCGTTGATGGCGCAAAAGACCTGCTCGGTATCCACTCTCCGTCCCGGGTGTTTGCGGACATCGGGAAAAACATGGCCCTGGGGCTGGGCGATGGCTGGGAGGATTCCTTCGGACGTGTCCGTGACGGCATCAACCGCGGCTTGGACTTCGGCGCAGCATCGGTAGATTTCGCTTCCTCCGGGCTTGGGGTGTCCTCTGCCAGCATCATCAACAGCATGGCGGCTGGGGCAGACGCAGGGCTTTCCGATGGTCTGACGGTCAATCTTACTCTGCCGGATGGAACAAAGTTCGCCACCTGGCAGCTGCCCTATCTCATCAAGGCAGGTTCCGCTGCGGGAACGCCTATTGCGGACCCTCAGTGGGCGTAAGGAGGCAACGGTATGACGCAACTGATATTAGATTCCGGAGGCGCATCTGTTGTCCTGCCTGAGACCCGCCGTGAGTCCTATGTGGTGGACGAGGAGCCGCTGAGCCGAAACCTGGTAATGATCGCTGGAAATATGGTCAAAGAGCTGCGGGGAGATGTATGGGTCATTGATTACCAGTATGGATATTTCAATGATGCCGACAAGGACCGCGTGATCTCTGCCTGCAAAAAGGGAAGCCGTGAACCTATCGTCTGCAACTTCCTGATTCCGGACGAAAATAAGATGCTGACTTCCAGATTTTTTGTGACAGGGTACACACGGCCAAGGTTTTATTGGAGTCGGGATGATAAAGGGGCCACCGTCCCTGTGTGGGGCGGGTTTACGGTCTCGCTGAGAGAGGTGGACCCCCATGATTAACGCCACAGAGGAGTACAGGGTCGCAATCGTGGGCGCTTCCCGCCGGACCCATATCAAGGCTGTAGTGGACATCAGTGACCCGGACATGACCTTTTCTGGTGTGGAGAGCAGCGGCGCGGCGGACTTTTCGCAGCCGTCCCAACTGTATGACCGAGTTATGGATCTAACACCATACGCCACTCTGGAACCCAATAGGTGGGTACTCAACGGGAAGTTTCACCTGATCCCAGCAGAGGGAGCGGCGGATCAGGTTGGATTTGTGGGTGATGTGCTCTCCGGAGAGGATGGGAGCTTTTCAACAGCTGTGTGGGTGGAGGAGCGGTTCTCTAATTTATCCATCCTTCAAGCTTGCTCCATACACTTCCCGGGTGACGCTTGGGACGGTGTCCCTGATACTTTCACCGTAGAGGTCAAACAGGGCGGCACAGCCTACTACACAAAGGAGTTTATCGGAAACAGGACCCGGGCGGTCAGCCTGAGCGGCTTCACCGTCAACAACCCGGACGCTATCCGGGTGACGGTGAGCAAGTGGAGCCTTCCGGGCCGCCGGATGCGGGTGGCTGAGATATTACCCGGCGTATATGAGGAGTGGACAGAGAAAATGCTGGTGGAGTTCAGCTCCACCCAGCAGGCTGATTTTTCCTGCATCACACTACCATATGGAACGATGAGCCTATCTTTAAATAACATCGATAAGCGGTTTGAGCCACGAAAGAAAGACGGGCTATTTGCCTCCATCGAGGACCGACAGGGCATTGAAACTCTGATCGGGGTTAAACTTCCTTCCGGTGGAGTGGAGTACAAAAAGGTGGGAGTGTACTACCAGTACGGAGACGGATGGAAAACCTCCAACAACGATATGTCTATTGACTGGTCGCTGGTGGATATCGTGGGCCTTGTGGCGGAGCGGACGTACCTGCCGCCCGTCACACTTCCCACCACTCTGGATGGATGGATAGCCTCTGTGGTGGCCCAGCTTGGGGACAACTTCAAAAGCCGGTACCATGTTGACCCGGCCTATGCCGCAAAGTCGGTGACGGCTAGGGATAAGGCGGCGGTGACCGGGAAGAAGTGTGGGGACATCCTACGGTGGGCCTGCATGGTGACGGGCACTTTCCCCCGTGCGGACGCTGAAACTGGATACCTGACAGCGGAGCCTCTGTGGAGCCAGGGGAATAAAACGCTTTTGACCGCACTCGCTGACTACCCAACCATGAAAGCCAACAAGAGTGTGGCGTCCCTTATCTTTACCCTTGCGGATGGAACTCAATATGTGGTCAGCGGCAACAGCACCAGCAGTGAAAAGACCATCAATATTGAGAACCCATTCATCCACACCTCTGCCCAGGCCCTGACCGCGGCGCGGCTGATCCTCAGCTGCTACGGCGGAAACCTGATCGAGACCACAGGGCGGGGCGATCCATCCGGAGAGATCGGAGACGTGGACACCATCTGGCTGGATGAGTCCCGCGCCACTACCGCCCGGAGAATGATGCAGACCTTCAAAATTCAGGACGGGGCGCTCCAGGGCTGTCAGAGCCGGCTGCTCCAGGCGGACGGGTCCTTCTTGTTTCAGGAGCGGGCAGTGCTCACCAAAAGCGGGTCCTGGACGGCCCCGGCGGGCGTCACTGCGCTGCGGCTCATACTTGTGGGCAAAGGTGAGGATGGGACAGCCGGAACGGACGGCACCTGGGATGAGGCCGGAGCGGATGGAGTGGATGGCATCGGAGGGCTTGTCTGGGCCGGGACGGTATCCATCAATCCGCAGCAGTCGTTCAGTGTCCAGATCGGGGACAACTCTGTTTTTGGGCAATACAGCAGCGCAAATGGCAGCCGTTTCCCTTTTGGCTATACGGATATTGCAAGCGGCGATAGTTTTGCGCGAACCGGGGTCCAAAAGCCTGTCCCCGGCTCTGGAGATGGTGGCGCGAAGGGCCTGGGCGGGATCAAGGGCAACCGCCATAGAGAGCCAAGCTATGATTCCGAAGGGAATCCGGTCGGCTCACACTGGGAGATCGACAACTATCCTGGAGAGGGCACCGCAGGGCAGGCTGGAGTATCCGGCTGCGTCGTGATCTATTGGGACAAGGAGGGCGCATGAGTTTTGATTTTAGTTCTCTGGTGACAGATCGGACCCAGGCGGATGTGGAGACCCGGAACGACAAGGGAATCTATCAGGCGGCGGATCTCAACCGTGTCACAGCGGCGATGGAGGAGCTTGCCAATCAGTTTTCGGTTCTCGGGTACAGCACAACAGGTTATCAGAGGATCAAGGCTGTGGAGCAAGAGGCTCCGAGGATACCGGAGGGATATACGGAGTTGGAGTCCATCACAAGCTCCGGCACCCAATACATCAACACCGGGGTCAACCCAACCAGCAATACACGGGTGGAGCTGCGGATGTCCACAAGTCAATCCGGCAGCAAGACTGTGTTTGGATCAGACGTAGGGTGGACCGCAAACGGATTTGCCCTGGGCGTCAACTTTGCCCACTATGGTACAAAAAACGGGAGTTTTACCGGGCTTAACGACGGCAGGGAACATACAGTGGATTTCAACCACAACGCGATTTCTCTGGATGGGGCCAAGGTGTTGACCCTTGGTGAGGCTGTATTTGAGTTGGCATATCCGTTGTACCTCTTTTGCAATGACCGCTCCTCCGCCGCTCAGGAGCACACGAGCATGACACTGTATGCCTGTAAGATCTATGAGCAAACACGTTTGGTGCGTGATCTGGTCCCGTGTAAGGACCAGGCTGGCGCGATCGGCTTATATGACACAGTGGAGGCTCAGTTTTTTAAAAATGCTGGGTCCGGGGCGTTTGCAGCAGGGGCAGAGGTGATCCGGCCGGAGGTAGATCCCTATGAGTGGAAAGAGGGGTATTATTACCCCACTGTGGAGCAAATGGCTCAGTATATTGCCAATGTGGAGGCACTGAGAGGTGTGATTGCGGTCCTGCCCTCTACGCCGGATAAGCCGGATAGTATGGAGCTGTTGGACCATGTAAAAGCAAATAACATCGAGAAGATTCTGGTGGATATTGATAAGCTGCTGCAAAATATGCCTTCTGCCTGGTTTTACAGTGGAGAAGTAAATTGTGGGGAGGTCTGAGTATGCAAGACAGAGTTCCAACTTATCCAGGACGGGTGAAATTGACCCCTGTATTGGGGCAAGAGAACACCTATGAAATGGTTCGTGTGGACGAACCAACTCAAGAAGGGACACCGTTAAATAAAGCAAATCTTCTCCAAGACCCCATTGCTAAAATGTATGGGCTTTCGGAGGCGGCTGTCCCCAATGACGTTTTTGCGTTTCTAGGAAAGTATAACCTTCATTGGTGGAAAACCAGCGGATATATTCCACCTTACTACACGTTGGGTGAAAGGAAAGATCACAGAATATCGGGTAGCGAGACCTTTGATACATTTACAATCCAATATGCAAGTTCTGTGGCTGTGGACGATTCCGGAGTAGTCTCACTCAAAAATTCGACTTCCGCGACCATAGAGTGTCAATTTAACCAGGGCGATGCAGATAGAATCAATGTGGTTCCAACCGGAAGCTTTATGATGTCTGATCGTTTTCCTAATGCGCGCGCGATCTATTACAAGAGTGCTGATGCTTACGATGAACAAGTGTCATCCAAGATGATAGCTACATACCTCCCGGAACAAGAAGTGACTGGTCATCCGGCCGCCGAGGACGGCGAAGGGCTTGTATATTCCGCGGATAAAGACGCATACCCGGATAGCGGAACTGTTGGAAAAACGTATTACAAATATTATGGAGTTCCGTTTGAAATCCTTACGAAAACGGCGGCACAGACGGTTATCGGGAAATATGTTGGGACTGGAACATACGGCCAAAATAATCCGTCTACTTTGAAATTCCCATTCAAGCCGAGAATTGTATTTATTGGCTGTGAAACCGCTGCCCGTCAAACATCCATAGGCTGGATATATGGCAGGACCAACGCATACACCATTATTGATTCTACCAGGTATTCTGCTACGTTACAGTGGTTTAGTGACTCGGTTACTTGGTATTCTAACGAACAGGCACCGGCGCAGCTTAACTACACTGGTATAACTTACCATTATGTCGCCATTGGATAAAGGAGGGAATACGAGATGTGGTATATCAACTCTACCCCAAACAAGTCTGGAGCATATAGCCCGCCTCAGTCCACGCCCTTTGACGGCGCGATCCCGCTGACAGATGAGCAGGCGGATATGCTGGTACAGTACAACGGCTTTGTGGTCATCACCGGGGAGCCGGATCCTGACACAGAGGGCAGTGCAGTGACAGTGGCACCGAACACCGAGGCCTGGGAGGCGTGGAAATCCTCCCTCCCGCCTCAGCCGGAGCCGGAGCCCACGGAGACAGAACGGCTGCGGGCGGACGTGGACTTTTTGGCTGCTATGACGGGGGTGGAGCTATGAGCGTGTACGAGCTGGCCCGGAAATACTACCCCCGGCTGTGGGACGACGCCCGCATTGACGCTCTGGTCCAGGCTGGGCGGCTGACCCAGGCGGAAGGGGAGCAGCTGCGCCGGGAGGCACAGGCCCCCGCCGCAGGCTAGACAGAGGAGGCAGACATTGAGCATCCAGGAGCTATTGACAGGCGGGGGCGGGCTGCTGGTCCTGGCGCTGACAGTCATCCAGCTCGCCCCCATCAAAGTGAACCCCTGGTCCGCCATCGCAAAGGCGATCGGGCGGGCCGTCAACGCGGAGGTGCTGGCCGAGCTGGAGCGGACCCGGATCAAGCTGGACAACCACATCAAGACCGATGATGAGCGGGCGGCGGATATGCACCGGGCCAGGATCCTGCGGTTTAACCAGGAGCTGATCCGGCAGATCCCCCACACCAGAGAGGAATTTATTGAGGTCCTGACGGAGATCGACCGCTATCAGCAGTTTTGTCGGAATCACCCGGAGTATCCCAACAGCCGGGCTACCCATGCCATTTCCAACATTGGAAGGGTGTACGACGAACGGCTACAAAAGCACGATTTCCTGTAAACGTGAAGGGAGGTGAGACTATGGACTTTGGAATTGCGAGCGTGGCGGCCATCACGGTGATCTGCTATCTGATCGGCCAGGTGGTCAAGGCGTCCGGGGTGGACAACAAGTGGATCCCCATCGCCTGCGGCGTGTCCGGCGGACTGCTGGGCATTGCCTGCATGGCCCTGGCGGTGCCGGATTTTCCGGCTGCGGATCCTGTCACGGCTCTGGCCGTGGGCATCGTGAGCGGCTTTGCGGCCACTGGCGTCAACCAGGCGGCCAAGCAGCTGAGCAAGTAACAATTTTGACAACGACAAGCGAAGAACTCAACTGTCGTTCACCAAAACACAAGAATTTAGTTAACGTCTGAAAGGAGAAAACAACATGAACGCCAATTACATCTATGACATCTTTACCACCTGCGAGGAGCTGGACCTGCCCGACCTGACCGTTGCCCTGGCCCACCACAAGTCGGCCCACCCAATCCCTGAGGGCATGACGGAGCAGGGCATCAACGAGTTTGTGGGCAACCACTACGAGGCCCTGGTGGACGCCTTCGCGGGCCATGACCGTGAGGCCTTCGCCGCCGCCGTGGAGGCGGGCATCAAGGAGGACGAGGAGCGCGCCCAGCAGGAGGCCGGTCAGGAGGTGTGACCCCATGCTGATCTGCATCGATGCGGGTCACTACATCGGGACCCCGGGGAAGCGGTGCCTCAAGAGCATCGACCCCGGGGAGACCCGGGAGTGGACCCTGAACAGCCGGGTGGCGGACAAGCTGGAGGCCATCCTGGCGGGGTACGACTGCCGGACGATGCGGGTGGACGATGTGACCGGGCAGAGGGACGTGACCCTGTCCCAGCGGGTGGCGGCGGCCAACCGGGCCAAGGCGGACGTGTATCTGTCCATCCACCACAACGCCGGGATCAACGGCGGCTCCGGCGGCGGGATCGTGGCCTATGTGGCCCCCAAGCACCAGAAACAGAGCGAGGTGGTGCGGGATGCGGCGTACCGCTATACCGTGGCGGCCACTGGCCTGCGGGGCAACCGGGCGGAGCCTCTGGCGGAGCAGAGCCTGTATGTCCTCAACTACACCACCATGCCGGCCACCCTGATCGAGCTGGGGTTTATGGACTCCACCACGGACACCCCCGTCATCCTGACGGAGGGGTTTGCCGACCAGGCGGCGGCCGGGCTGGCGGCGGCCCTGGTGGAGGTGTATGACCTCCAGACCAAGGGCGGCGGGCAGGTCATCATGACCGCAGTCCCGGCGGAGGATCTGACAGTGGAGCTGGTGGACAAGCCCAAGGGAGAGTGTGGCGACAACTGCGCCAATGCTGGGTATTTCGCCAACTACTCCGAGACGGGCGAGCCCTTCACCCTGCCTGCGGGCCATCTGGTGGCGGACTACAAGGCCACAGGAAAGTGGACGCGGCACTACTGCCAGGAGCGCGGGCGGTTCCAGTGGGACCGGTTCACGTTTGACGCTGGCCGGTGGGTCTATGCCAACCCTATGTACGGGAAGGCGATCTCCACTCTGCTGATCTCTGGCGGCAAGGCCCGGGTGGAGGAGATCCGGACGGTGCCGGAGGGGACGGACTACGCCGTGTCCGGTATCCCCGTGCTGCGGGCTGGGAAAGCCTGCACCACCGCCCAGGCCAAGGGGCAGGGCTGGGACACCTCCCCGCTGCGGGCCACCTGGCACACGCTGGTGGGCCTCAAGGGAGACGGCATGGTATACGTCATGGGGTGGCAGTCCAGGACCGCCAACCTGCTGGACAGCGGCGAGGCCGCCCGGGTGTTCCGGGGGCTGGGCTTTTCCGATGTGCTCAAGCTGGACGGCGGCGGGAGCTACTACCAGAGCCGGGGCGGGGCGGTCTCCAAGACCGCGGAAAACCGGCGGATCAACAGCGTACTGCGCTGGACGGTGAGAGAGAAGGAGCCGGAGCCGGAGTTGACGGAGGAGCAGGCATGGTTTGACCGGATGATGGAGGACTGGATGGCGCGCAGGGCCAAGGAGCCCGCCAGCCAGTGGGCCCAGGAGGGTCTGGAGCAGGCCAAGGCCAAGGGCATTACCGAAGGGACCAGGCCCCGCAGTCTGGCGACCCGGGAAGAGGTTGCACTGATGGTCAATAAGGCTTTGTAAGACAGAAAGGACGTGACAGTTATGAGCGCAAGAGTAAGACTGCCTGATCCGCTGTGCCAGTTGCTGCGCTCAGAGCTGGAGATGGCTATCCGGGAAGCTGCGTTCCACCGGGATGACGAACTGATCGCCCGCCGCTACATCGTAGATAAGTGGGCACAGGCTGACATTGCCGCAGAACTGGGATGGGAGCGGTCCACCGTCTCCCACCACGTTAAGTACATCCTTCCGGAGGTGGGCCGCACTGCCGCCAGAATCACACAAATCACACATAAGTAACACGATCCCCCCACTGGGCTGCCACCCAGCGAGAGGATTTTTTTGAGACAATGGTCCCAAGGAGGACGTGGGGATATAGGGTCGGTACACGTCGCCGCCCTCCCCACGGACCTCCTTTTATTTTACGAAAAGGACGTGTGTTGATATGACGATAGTGGAGCGGCTGATCGCCGCCGGGATGACCCCGGATTGCGCCGCAGAGACGGCCATGTGGTACAGAGCGCAGGGAGACGACGAGGGCCTGGAGGCCTATGTGATCGCACTGGAGGCCAGCCATGTGGGCCCGGCATAACGAGAACCCTGACGGGCGAAATGTGGGGGACTGCACCGTGCGGGCCATCTCCACGGCCCTGGGCCAGGAATGGGAAACGACCTATATAGCCCTGGCTTTGCAAGGCTACCTGATGGGCGATATGCCGTCAGCCAACCACGTTTGGGGGGCCTATCTCCGGGAGAAAGGCTTCCGGCGGGCCGTTATCCCCGACGAGTGCCCGGACTGTTACACCGTGGCGGATTTCGCCGCAGAGCACCCCAGTGGCACATATATCCTGGCCCTGTCCGGTCATGTGGTGTGCGTCATGGACGGGGACTATTACGACACCTGGGACTCCGGTGGGGAAGTCCCGCTCTATTACTGGCGCAAGGAGGCGTGACCCATGAGCTACCCATATTACAACAGCTATCAGCAGCCGCAGTTTTACCAGCCGCCCATGCCGGACCAGCTGGCCCAGCTCCGGGGCGCGCAGCAGTTCCAGCCACAGCAGTTTCCCCAGCAGCAGCCCCAGCAGGCCTGCGGGCAGAGCATGGTATGGGTGTCCGGGGAGCAGGAGGCCATGGGCTATCTGGTGGCGCCCAACTCTGCTGTGGCCCTGTGGGACAGCAACGCCCCCACCATCTACCTTAAACAGGCGGATGCATCTGGAAAGCCGTCTATCAAGGTCTTTGACTTAGTGGAGCGTACCAGCGCACCCGGGGCGGGACAACCGGCCCAGGGCGTGGAGTTTGCCACCAAAGCAGACCTGGAAGCACTGGCGGCCCGCGTGGAAGCGCTGACCGCAGAGAAAAAGCCCGCAAAGCGGGCGGCAAAGGAGGAACTGGACAATGGGTAATCCCTTTTTCGGTATCATGGGCGGCGGTGGCCGGCCCAACATGATGCAGCAGTTCCAGCAGTTCATGAGCCAGATGCAGGGCAAGGACCCCAACGCCATCATCAATGAGATGGTGCAGAGCGGGAAGCTCTCGCAGGACCAGCTGAACCAGGCCCAGCAGAAGGCCCAGCAGATGCAGGGTATGTTTGAACCCCTCCGAGGGATGTTTGGGAAATGAGCAAAGTGTACTTTAAATATTTGCTCTAAAAGTTGCAAGTTAGTCTCAAAATCCGTGGCCACGGTTTTGAAAATAAATCTACAAAGGAGATAAAGCAATGAGTCTTTCTTCTGACGGTACTGTGATGACCATGCCCGTTCAGCCCGCCTATCAGGGCAACGGAAACGGTATGTGGGGCGGCGATTGGTCCAGCTGGATCATCCTGTTCCTGATTTTCGGCCTGTTCGGCGGCTGGGGTAACGGCTTCGGCGGCTTCGGCGGACAGAACGGCGGTGTAGGCTCCGAGGTGCAGCGTGGCTTTGACCACTCCGCCGTTGTGACCAAGCTGGACGGCATCACCCAGGGCATTTGTGACAGCACCTACGCCATCACCAACGCCATGACCAACGGGTTCAACAACACCAACATGGGCATGATGCAGGGCTTCAACGGCGTGGAGCGGGGCTTCTGCAACCTGTCCGCCCAGCTGGCGGACTGCTGCTGCGGCACCCAGCGGGCCATTGACGGCGTGCGCTATGACATGGCCGCCCAGGCCTGCGACACCCGCAACACCATCCAGACCACCACCCGGGACATCATCGACAACCAGAACGCCAATTCCCGGGCCATCCTGGACGCCCTGAATCAGAACTACATCCGCTCCCTGGAGAGCGAGAACCAGGGCCTGAAGCTGGCGGCCTCCCAGGCCAACCAGAACGCCGTCCTGATGGCGGCTATGGACGCCAACAAGGCGGAGATCCTGCGCCGCACCGGCGCTGAGTGCCCCACCCCCGCCTACTGGGTCAATCCTCCCACCCCCGTGCAGGTCCCCTGCGGCGGCTGCGGTTGCAACTGCTAAACTCCATAGCTCTTGACTATTTCCATTTTGGAAATTGTTCGGCCCCGTGCCGATCTCAACAACAGCGGCGGGGCAATAGCCTCGCCGTTTATTTTAACCGGGTCGATTTCGACCCCTTTAGAAAGGACTGATATCATGGCTGAATATGCAAATCCCGCCATCGTCAATGTAACCCCTGGCCAGAACGTCCCTCTGCTGGACGTGATCGGCGGCAACTGCGGCATCGTGCATCGTGGTGGCAGCGGGCTCATCACGCTGCGCGGCAATACCAACCAGTGCAAGGCCCGGTACCGGGTAGCCTTTGGCGCGAATATTGCCATCCCCGAGGGCGGCACCGTCGAGGCCATTACCGCCGCCCTTGCCATCAATGGTGAGGCGCTGACCACCGCTACCGCTACCGTCACCCCGGCGGCGGTCGAGAACTTTTTCAATGTCTATGTGTCCGCGTCTGTGGAGGTCCCCCGTGGCTGCTGCGTGACCGTGGCGGCCCGGAACACCAGCGCCCAGGCTGTTGACTTCGCCAACAGCAATATGGAAGTCGTGCGGACGGCTTGAAAGGAGAGGATAGCATGAAAGCACTGTATGACCTGAAGGAGATGCTGTCGGCGGAACTGGAGGAGATCGCCCGCAAGCCCGAGATGGGCGCGGGAGACCTGGAACTGGTGCACAAGCTGACCGACACCATCAAGAACATCGACAAAATCTGCGCCCTGGAAGAAGAGGGCGGTTATTCCGAGGCCGGGGACTGGGAGGGGGCTTACAATCGCGGATCCAGTTACTCAAACCGCGGCAAGCACTATGTCCGGGGCCACTACAGCCGGGACGGCCGCATAGGCGACTATAGCCGCCACGACGCCCGCAACGCCATGTTGGAGCGTGCCCAGGACCTGATGGGCAGCGCCACTACCGAGCGCGAGCGTGAGGCCGTCCGCCGCCTCATCTCTGAGTTGGGCCAGGGCTGACAAGGGGGTGACCCCTTTGCTTGACCGCAAGGAGATAGATATCGAGATTGCCCGCCTGGAATACGGTGAAAGCAGCTATCCTGCCTACGCAAAGCTGGCGGACCTGTATACCATCCGGGACCGGATGGACCGGGCGGAAGCGCCGGATCCCTCCGGCTATGAGCGGTCCTATTCTGCAACCCCAGCTGTAGCTCCTGCGCCTCCCCTAGACGGGGAGAGCGACTTTCTTAGGGCGGCTGCAGGGAAGGACCCTTCCGGGATATGGGACATCATGGATGATCTTATGGACACATTACGCGCGGTAAACCCAAGAGCCTACGCCGGAGTTATGCGGAAAATTTATTCATTGTGA